TGAAGACTTTGAGGTCCAGAACAACCAGATACTCTTCAACGGTGAGGTAGCCTTCAAATTCAGGGGGCTGGCTCGCAACGTAGAGGCCGTCAAGTCAATGTTCGGCTTCAACCTGTTCTGGGTTGAGGAAGCACAAACAATATCCTTCGATAGTCTCAAGGCTTTAACTCCTACTCTCCGGGAGCAGGGCAGTCAGATATGGCTGTCAGGCAACCCCAGGGCAAGCACTGACGCATTCTCCGAGCGATTCATTAAGCCATTTGAGAAGCAGCTCAACAGGGATGGCATTTACGAAGACGATATGCACCTGGTGATCCGCATGAACTACGAGGATAACCCGTGGTTTGTGAAGACCCCACTGGAGCAGGAGCGGGTGCATGATAGGCAGAACCTGCCCAGGGCTATGTACGAGCACATCTGGGAGGGTAAGCACCTTGATACGGTGCAGGACAGTATCATTGAGCCTGACTGGTTTGATGCCGCTATCGACGCCCACACCAAGCTCGGGTGGAAGCCAGAGGGCTCTCTGATCGCCTCTCACGATCCATCGGATGAGGGCGGTGACAGTAAGGGCTACGCGCTGCGTCACGGCAACGTAATCCTGGATGTGTGCGAAAAGGTAACAGGTGATTCCAACGAGGGTATGGACTGGGCTCTGGAGAAGGCGGTAGCAGCTCAGGCAGATCACTTCATTTGGGACTGTGACGGTCTCGGGATAAGCCTGAAGCGGCAGGTAGATCAGGCGCTGGATGGCAAGAAGATGGAGTACCATATGTTCAAGGGCTCCGAGTCTCCATATGACCCAGAGATGCCTTATACGCTGGGAGGAAGCCAGAGGGCTAAGACCAACCGGGAGACCTTCTTCAACAAGCGAGCCCAGATGTGGTGGACTTTGCGGGACAGGTTTGAGGCAACGTACCGGGCGGTTGAGAAGGGCCAGTACATCAACCCAGAGGAGCTTATAAGCCTGTCATCTGAGATTGACAACCTTGAACAATTACGCTCTGAGGTGTGCAGAATCCCACTAAAACGGGCAAATAGTGGTAAAATCCAGATACTAAGCAAGGTAGAGATGGCGAAGAAGCCGTACTCAATACCTTCACCGAATATGGGCGATGCTCTGATGATGAGTATGCACAGCCCTAAAGCAAGCACTGTGAAGCCAGTGACTATCAACTTTGCGGGATGGAATAATGGCAGAATATGATGATGGCAAAGAGCTAGACAGCCGAGGATCGACAGAGTCTGATCTCTCATTTAAGGCAGAATATGACAGTCATCAGGATGTCATTGATCTTCTGAGCAAGTGCCAGCAAGCAGACAAAGACAACCGGGAGCGGGTTCGAGAGGCTCACCTGTTCCTGGACAAGCGAGATGGCCAGTGGGAGCCATACTGGTGGAGCTCAAACGAAGAAAAGCCAAGATATACCTTCGATCAAGTAAACCCTATCGTGGATCAGGTAGCTTCTGAGATAGAGCAGAGCGACTACGATATCCGAGTATCACCTGCTGGTGGGGACGCAACCAAAGACATTGCTGTCACCATTGACGGCATCATCCGCAATATTGAGCAGATGTCCAACGCCAAGACCGTGTATGCCCAGGCTGCGCGGAATATGGTTATCGGCGGCATGGATGGTTGGCGGGTGGTCCAGAAGTACATCAGCGACAATACCTTCGACCAAGACCTGGCGATTGAGCATATCGGCAACTTTGTTGACCGGGTGTGGTTTGATCCCGCGGCAGAGAATCAAGATAAGTCAGACAGCCGGTATGCCTTTGTGCTTCATCCTATGGCTAAGGATGAATATGAGGCCAGATGGCCCGAGGGGGCTGGTGAGAGCGTGGATGACAGCCGGGACGGTGAGGCGTATTACGACAAGGCTGAGGTAGTGGTAGTCGGTGAGTTTCTGTATCTCGAATCAGAGGACCGCGATCTTGTGCTGATGTCCAATGGTCAGGTTCACGAGGTCAATGATGACTTTGAGAAGGTAGTGGATGACTTGGCTGCCATTGGTGTGACCGAGGTCAAGCGCAGAACGCGCAAGAAGCATTACGTCTGCAGCAGGTACTTTGATGCGAAGGACTTCCTTGAAGAAAAGAAAGAGACCGTATTTTGCCGAATTCCGGTGGTCCCGACTTACGCCAACTTCAAGATTTTTGAGAACAAGACAATCTACTGGGGCGTGGTAGAGAAGCTGCTCGATCCCCAGCGGGTGATGAACTACAGCGTATCGAGAGAGATTGAGGAAGGGGCTCTGGCGCCTAGAGCGAAGTATTGGATGACCCCTGCTCAGGCTTCTGGCCATGAGACCCAGCTCCAAACATTAAACACCAACGCTGACCCGGTTCAATTCTATAACGTGGACCCTGAAACCCCAGCGGTCCCACAGCAGCAAGGCGGTGCTCAGATCAATCCCGGACTACGCACGATATCAGAGGCCATGCGCGGGATTATCGGTCAGACGGCGGGTATGTTCGCTGCAAGCATGGGAGACAACCCTGGATTGCAATCGGGCGTGGCTATACGTCAGCTTCAGGATCGGGGATCGAATGGCACATTCAAGTACAGTAAGGGTGTTGAGATCGCTGTAGCGGCAACTGGTAAGCTGATCAAGGATGCGATCCCGATGATCTACGACACTCAGCGGCAGGTCAGAATACTCCGCGAGGATGAGTCCTACGACATGGTTGACCTGAATCAGAAGGTCATTGACAACGATACTGGGGAGGTTGTGGTTGTTAATGATATGCAGGTAGGCAGCTATGACGTTACCTGCAGGGCTGGACCCAGTTTTCGCAACCGTCAGCAGGAGACCGTCGAGGCTATTACTGCCCTGGCTCAGACCGATCCGACACTGATGCAGATTGCTGGTGACCTACTGCTGCAGAACATATCCACACCTGCGGCATCTCAGATCGCAGAGCGCAAGCGCATTCAGATGATCGCCCAGGGCTTGATCCCGCAGTCACAGATGACCAAGGAAGAGCTGGAAGAAATGGCTGCCAAGATGCAGGCGCAGGGACAGCAGCAGGCTCCCGATCCCGCGATGGTGCTTGCCCAGGCAGAGCAGATGAAGGCCCAGGCCGATATGATGAAGGCCCAGGTTGATGCTCAGAAGGTCCAGAACGAGACTATGAGAATACAACTGCAGGCTCAGAACGATCAGAACGAATTGGTAGCGGATCAGGCCAAGACGCAGGTTGATGTCTTCAATGCACAGACGAATCGGATTAAGGCACAGGTAGAGGCCGAGAAGGCTGGTGCTGTTATAGACCACACCAACATCAAGGCATTTGGTGATCAGCTGGACAACCAAGAGCAGATGACCGATATGATGGACGAGCAGGAGCGCAAGGCCCGGATGGCTATGATGTCGGATATAGACCTGATCAGGATCGCTAACGGTGGCTGAGCAAACATCTCTGCGCCAGTTTATTCCTGAGCCTACTACGTCATTGATGAGCGTAGAGGGCTTGTCTGGCTACACACAGCAGAATCCTTTACCAGTTGATGAGAGGGACAGACAAGAAGCCGCAAGGGAGCTGAGCCGCAGAGGAATAACAGCGCAGGCTCCTGTGCCGTCCAATCAGAGCGTGATGGCTGCGCCTACATCAATCAATCCGTTCAATCCTGCGTTCAGAGAGACCGCAAGATCAGCTCTAAATGACTTCTTTGGCGGCAGCAACATAGCAGGCAGAGAGGGTTATCGCACGGGTCGGTTAGTAGATACTGCGGTGGGAACAATTGACTTTGCGCCTGTTCTTGGTGATGCAATAGGTGTAGGTGATCTCAGGCAGTCGATTTCTGAGCGAGACCCTGTTGGCATAGGAATCAACACAATAGCAATGCTTCCCGTGATTGGAGACCCGACAGCTAAGGCGTTGAGGTCAGCAAGGGCTTTAGGAGGGCAGAGGCAGCTAAACCCAAGCCTAGACCAATCCTACGAAGCTAGGATGCAAAGAGCGCGGGAGCAGGGATACAAATCGGGACTTTATCACGGCGGTGTTACGGATATCAGTCAATTTGATATAAGTCGCGGAACTCCAGAAACTCATATGGGAATGGGAGTCTACACAACAACTGGCGTACAAGACGCAAACGTAAATTATGCTGGAGAAGGCCCAGATTTAACTAATCGCTTGGAAAGAAGAGCAGAAGAGATTATTGATAGCGGAAAACTTTCTGAGGAATGGGCAGAAATTTATCGTAAAAGAGAAGTTGGAACAAGGAGAGATGTTGGTAAGGCAAGAAATGAAGCAAGATCAGATTTAGAGAATATTGCGAAAGAGATGGCAAGAGAAGAGATAAAAGATAATTTAGGTGTTGTTTACCCATTAATGGGCAGGTCAAATAAGCCTTTTGACATTTCTGAAGGCAATGACACTTTTTTGAGTTATGAATATCCTGAGCTAGACCCAGAAGACTACCTTGATGCTGCTGATGGTGATTTGCAACGTGCAATAGAGCTGGCAGACGATGAAAAATATATGTACGAGCCAGAAGGTGAGCTTGCGGAATTTTTAGAGAGCATTAGGAGTAATTTGGATGACAGAGAATATGAAAAAGTTTTTACTCCTATAGTGGAATCTGCTTATGATGGCGGCATTTCCGGCAAAGAGCTTGAAGATATTTACAGAAAGGTCGAAATTTACGCAGAGGATGATCTGGGAAGATTTAATCAAATGGAAATTTTCAGGCAAGGTCTTGAAGATGCTGGCTTTGATTCAATAATTCATGACGCAAATCGTTTTAATATGCCGAATGTGGAAGGCGAAAAACACCAAATATTTTTCAGAGAAAATCAACTACGCAGTCCAAACGCCGAGTTTGACCCGCAAAACATTGACAGCGCAGACCTGCTGTCAAGTGTAGGCCCAACACAATCGACATTACGGGCATTCGTATAAAACCCTTGTAAAACCACAATATGTGGTATAGTAACGCCATAGCGAACTCCACGCTTCATTGGAGGCACGGAACGTCACCGTTTATTTGACGGCATTTATGGAAGGTAAGATGCAACCAGAAGATACGCTCGATGAGGCTGAAATAGAGCTTGAAGAGGTAGAAACTGAAGATCAGGAAACTGATTCCGACTCATCTACGGATACTGAAGAGGTTCAGGAGAAACAAACCGATCCTGATTGGCGTCAGGTACGGGCCAGATTTGACCCGGTGCAGCAAGAGGCATACAAACGTGGCATAGATGAAAAGGTCTTTAAGCTCAGGGAAAAAGAGCGAGAGACCGAAGAGCTAAAGCAGCGTTTGCAGGCACTTGAGCAGCAGATGCCAAAGCAGGAAAGGCCGAACGTGCCGAAGGAGCCTGACCCGTATGCCCTGAGTGATCAGGAGTATCAGCAACAGCTCAGAATGCGCGATGAAGCCATAGCGAGACAGGCTGCATTTGATGCACAGCAGCGCTTCCAACAACAGGAAGCACAGCGTTTGCAACAAGAGCAGTTAATGAAACAGCAGGAGGCTTTGAACGAGAAGGTATCTGCCTACTCGCAGCGAGCTGTCCAGCTTGGTATTACGAATGAAGAGTTACAGGCAGCGGGTAATTCCGTTGCTTCGTTTGGCATCTCGGATGATGTAGTCAACTATATTTTAGAGGACGATCTGGGACCGGCGATTACAAAGTATCTTAG